ATAGGGAGATACAAAATCGCTGTTCGTCAGACTTCATGGAACCGCCGTATACGGATCCGTACGTACGGTGGTTGGAGAGGTCGGGAGTTAATCACTCCCTCCTACTCGATTGGAGGTGACAGAATGAAAGTAAAAGCACTTGTAAGCTTTTCAGGCAGGGTTACTATGTCAAAAGGTGAAATTAAAGTACTGCCTAAGGTAGTTGCGGATGATTTATTACAAGCTGGCCATGTAGAGGAAGTTGTTTCAAAAAAGCAGGTGAAAAGTGATGCAGGTTAGTGAGATTACGCCAGTTGAATTAGCTAAATATGCGCGTGAAGATGAAACGGATCAAGATGTTATTTCGACATTTACCCTTATTCTTTCAGCTTCAAAAGCTTATATAAAAGGCTATACGGGGCTATCTGATGAACAACTAGATACAAAAGAAGATATATCGATCGCTATATTTGTACTGGCGAATGAAATGTATGAAAATCGTATCTTTACTGTGAAAGATAACAATGTAAATAGAGTTGTTCAGTCCATATTAGATATGCACTCGATTAATTTACTTTGAGGTGAGTAATATGAATCCTGGAGATTTAAGACATAAAATTAAAATCCTCACCAATCAAAAAACAACTAATGAGTTAGAAGAAACAACTTATAAATTTTTACCTGTAAAGACAATTTGGGCAGCGATTATTCCGCAAACCGGATCATTACAAAGGCAAGTTGCCGAGACAATCTTAACGAATGTCACACATAAAATCATTGTTCGTTATAACGCTAGCAAAGATATTACAAAGGATATGCGCATTGGATATAAGGGTCATGAATTTGAAATCAAATATATCCTAAATCCGTATTTCAAAAACGAAACACTTGAAATCTTTGTCCAGGAGGTGCTGACATGAGTATTGAAATGGATGGTTTAACCGAATTCCAAAAAGCTTTGTTCGATGTCGCCGTTAACAAGGTACCTAATGAAGCTCCGAAGTTGATGCGTAAAATTGGTAGTAAAGCAAGGTCGAAAGTAGCAAGAAAAGCTCGAAGTCTCGTTAAAAAGCAAACAGGAATGTACCATAAAAAGTGGAAACGAGGTAAGGTCTTTGTTGGCTATCGAGGTGAACTTGTTGTTCGTGTTTATAATTCATCACCTCATGCACACTTAGTCGAGGATGGCCATTGGATGGTAGACCATGAGGGCAATAGAACTGGGGATTTTGTGCATGGAAAAAAACCCTTGGACAAAGGTATGAGAGATTTCGAAGCCTCAGGTGATGTTGAAAAAGAAACAGTGAAATGGCTAGATGATTTGCTGAGGAAAAACAAACTATGATTACATTTAAAAAATTAAAAACGACAGTGAACAAGAAATTAAGATTCAGTTTTAGCGAAATTGATGTTTCTAGTAAATCAGCAAATGAAGGATTTACACGGCCATCGTTTAAAGTTGAGTTAGATAATTTGAAGCGTGAAGGCTCTTTAACACAAGTTGAAAGGTCTTGCACGGTTCGCATTTTTTATTTCCCTTCTACTATTGATGATAATGCAGTTGAGCTATTAGATGTTCAAGAAAAGATAGGTGATTTATTCGACTTGAAATTCACTGTAGAGGGGCGCCATTTGGATATAGTTGATCCGAACTTTGATGAAATAGATGGTGTGCTGCAGTTTGAATTTGATATTCAATTCTTTGAGGCCAGAGGAAATGAATATAACACAAATCCTAATCACAATCCGGATTTAATGCAAAACCTAGAATTTAGAAAGGGTGATTATAGTGGGATTACCGGAGATTAATATTGAGTTTAAAGGTAAAGCCGTTAGTGCAGTAAAACGAAGTGCTATGGGTATTGTCTCTTTAGTGTTGAAGGATGATACAGGCACCTTTGACTCAAAAGAATATAAAAGCATTGAAGAAATTGAATCAACTGATTGGAATGCTAAAAATCTGGACTATATCAAAAAAACTTTTAAGGGTATTCCTAAGAAAGTTATCTGTGAAAGACAAGGCGCAGATGTAACAGATATGAATGTAGTTTTAAAACGTCTTGGAAGTAAAAAGTGGAATTACTTAGCTATTCCGGAATTAAAAGATGCGGAAAAAGAAGACGTTGCGACTTGGATTAAATCGAAGCGGAAAAATGACAAGAAAACATTTAAAGCAGTACTTCCGAATGTAGCTGGTGATGATGAAGGTATTATCAACTTCACTACTAAAGATATTAAAGTTGGTGACAAAGTATATACAACTGCAGAATATACAGCACGTTTTGCTGGCATCTTTGCAGGATTACCATTCACGCGATCGTCTACTTATTTTGTATTGGATGAAGTAGATAGTATTACTGAATCAGATACACCGAATGAAGATATTGATGCAGGACAATTAATCCTAATTAATGATGGTGAAAATATCAAAATTGCTAGAGGTGTTAATAGTTTAGTAACGACAACTCTAGTCAAAACAGAAGATTTTAAGAAGATTAAAGTATTAGAAGTAATGGATATGATCATGGATGATATTCGGAGTACTTTTGATAACAATTATGTTGGTAAAGTACCAAATATCTATGATAATCAGGTTTTGTTTTTCACGTCCATTAATGCCTATTTTAAGGGCTTGGCTGGAGATATGATATTAGATCCTAGCTACAATAATTACGCCACTGTGGACATCGAAACACAACGTCTAGCTTGGGAAAGTATTGGTGAGGACACATCCACGTGGGATGACTTGAAAGTGAAATTAATGTCCTTCAAGAGCAATGTTTTTGCAGGTGGAAATATCAAAATTGTTGATGCAATGGAAGATCTTGATTTCCAAATTGCAATTTAAGGGAGGGTTAACACTTGAAACTAAAATCGAATAAACAAATTAACGGTACATTCGGTGCAGTTTGGGTTAATGGCGAAAAGTGGCTTGATGTAGAGAGTTTTGAAGCTAAAGTCGCTTTTGATTATGAAGATGTAAATATGGCTGAAGACTTGGCCACTCACAAAAAAGCGATTGGATGGAACGGAGAAGGTTCTATAACAGTGAAAAAGGTATATTCACGAGGTGCTACACTAATGGCTGATTTTGCTAAGACAGGTCAAATGCCGGACGTTGAGATCGTTGGAAAACTTGCTGATCCTGATGCGTTTGGACATGAACGAGTTGCAATTAGGGAAATAACATTTAATGAGTTTACTTTACTAGCATTCGAACAAAAGACACCTGCTACAGAAGAATTACCGTTTAATTTCGCGGACTACGACTTTATAGACAAAATTTCAGCGGCATAAGGAGAGATGAATAATGGCAGATATTAAAAAATTAACGTTGACAGATATTATTAAAAATAAAGAAAAGTATCAGGTGAAAGATGATGTTACTGAGGATTTAATCATCGATCGTTTAGGGGTAAGTATTACTATTCGAAAGCCTGAACGTTCTATATGTCTTGAAACAATTCAAATGGCACACGATCCAAATCAAGCTGATAAATCTAATAATTTCGTGGTTTATAATTCGGTTGTTGAGCCAAATTTAAAAGACAAAGAATTACAAAAAGAATTTGGGTGTGTAGAGCCAACGGATATTGTTGAAAAACTATTTGATCCAGGAGAAGTTGATGAAATTGCTAAGGCTTGTTTTGCACTGTCTGGATATGGAAACTCAGTTAGCAAGGTTAAAGATTTAAAAAACTAATTGAAAGTGATGATGATTTTTATTTTTATCATCACTATTTACAAAGAGGTTTTAAACTAGAATACCTATTGAGTTTAAGAGAAGATGAAAAACTCTTTATGGTAGCAAGTATAGATCGGTATATGGATGAAGAGAAGGCTAAATTTGAAATAAAATAGTCTTCTCTTTTTTGTTTGCCTGAAAGGCGGTGAAACTTTTATGGCCACGAGCGTAATATCAGCAGTTTTAACGTTAAAAGATAAAAACTTTTCTACGAACATGAAAAAGGCTGCAGCTCAAATGAATGATTTTTCAAAGAAAACAGCCATAGTGTCGAGTGGAATTGCTGGTATAGCAGCTGCTACGGGACCAGCCATTGCAGGAGTTGGTGCAGTGGCATCATCATTTGCTGCAGCTGGTCTTGGCGCCGCGGCATTTGGTGCAGTAGCAGCTTCATCACTAAAAGATGTTTTTGAAGCATCGGAAGAAGTAGAAAAGATAGAAGAAAAAATTGCAAAGGCTGATAGTGCCAAGGAGAGAGCTGCAGCACAAAAAGAATTAGCTGCAGTATATGCCGATATGGGTACCGCACAAAAAGGTGCCTTAAAGGATCTGCAAGATTTTAAAGGTTTTTGGGGCGGGTTTGTAAAGCAATTTGAAAAGCCTGTTTTTACAGCCTTTAGTGAAGGGCTACAATTTACTCAAAAATTATTAAA